CTTGACGGCCGCAAGTATCACACGATTGGAGAATACTTTGTGAAGGTTGCCTATGAGGACACGGTACCGAAGGGAAAGAAAATGAAGTTCAAGGGTGACTTGAGCTCGTCGAGAAATCTCTATCGCCCGGAGCCGAAGACGAAAGTCCTTTCTTCTCCGAATTGGTCTGAGCAGCCGCAGGTCAAGAAGGGATACGAGCTTGACTATGATTCACTCGATAACGGATTTACCCAGGTTGCGGAAACGCAGCTTATTTTTCGCTATCAGTCGTACCGGTTGATTAAGCTGTTGAATTAAGGGAGGCGTTAATGGCACTTACGGAAGCGGATGTTATCTGTCCGTATTTTAACAAAGAGGAGATAAAACGCGGATGCTCAATGCTTACCTGTAAGCCCTTTGCAGAAGGGCTCCTTTCAACGAACCTATATTTTAAAAACAAGGAAGAAAAGCAAGCGTATATGCGGTCCTTCTGCTGCTGTCACTGTTGGAAGGGCTGTTCATTAGCCATAGCTATTTACGAATACGAACAGATAAGCAAGGGAGGAGGTGAGATAAAATGAAAATTATGATCGGAATTCTGTGCGGTGTGCTGGTGGTAGCGGTGGTCGCTATTGTTTTACAGCAGAGAAAGAACAATGCGCTCTTACATGAAAACGACGAGCTCCGTGTGTTCTCTGAGGCGATGAGAGACGAAGCCAACAAGTATTATGATCTTTACAGAAATCTGGAATTGGCTGTGGACGGTGCTGCCATCCCCAAATCAGAAGGATAATATGCCAAAGATAGGCAGGGTAGAAATACCCCGCCTGTTTTTTATACACTCATAGGTGAGGTGATACGATGTCAGCGCCGGATTGGGATGCGATTAAAACTGAATATATCACCACGGATATCAGCCAGAGGAAGCTTGCAAAAAAGTGCGGTGTTTCATACGGAACCTTGCGAGGAAGATGTGAGCGCGAAGGCTGGGTTGCTATGAAAGAAGAGCATCAGCGCAAAGTGATCGCAAATGTTACGCAAGAACTCGAAAAAAAACAGATCAAAAATCTGGTCAAAGAGGTGGAGGCAACGGATGTCGCTACAGAGCTGGTGCTAAAATTTTTAAATGGTCAAAAAGAAGACAATCGCGCGAGCTCAATTGATACAAAACGCCTGAATGAAGCCGTCAGCGCACTTTCAAAATGCGCTGCCATCAAAAAGCTTGCGCTGGAGGTGACAAAGGTCACGGAAGACAGCAATGAAATCAAGATTATTTTCGATAAAGATATTGAGGAATTGAGCGGATGACTGTTGTTAAATTAGACCCGCCGCAACCGAAGCAAAAAGAAGCAATGAAGGCTAAAAATCGCCATGTGTGTTTCGGGGGCGCTCGCGGCGGCGGAAAGTCGTGGTTTGTGCGTGCAAAGGCAATACTCTTGTGTTTGTTTTATGCCGGAATAAAGGTGCTGATTGTCAGGCAAACCTATGAGGAATTGGAAAAAAACCATGTGTTATACCTCATTCCGTTAATTGTGAATACCAGAATCGCAAAGTACAACGGGACAAAGCACACTTTTCATTTTTTTAATGGTAGCATGATTCAGATGGGTTACTGCAGAAACGATAAAGACGCTCATCAGTATCAGGGACAAGAATACGATGTGATATTCTTTGACGAGGCGACGCAGTTATCAGAAAAACAAATCAAGATGATCCTCGCTTGTAACCGCGGTCCGAATCCGAATTTCCCGAAACGCGCTTATTATACCTGCAACCCAGGAGGACAGGGCCATGCGTATATAAAGCGATTGTTCATTGATCGAAATTTTACGGAATTTGAAAATCCGGATGACTATTATTTTATCCAATCAAAAGTTGAAGACAACAAGATTCTCCTTCAGGATGAAACCTATGTGAATCAGCTGAAGGCGTTGCCGCCAAAGCTGAAAAAAGCCTGGTTGGAAGGTGAATGGGATATCTTCGAGGGTCAATTCTTTGAGGAATTTACCGATAAGCCGGAACACTATAACGACCGCCAATTCACTCATGTAATAGAGCCGTTTGAGATACCGGGGTCTTGGCAGATATACAGAAGCTATGACCACGGATATGCCAAGCCCTTCAGTGTTGGCTGGTGGGCAGCAGATTTTGATGGGCGGGTATATCGCATTATGGAGATGTATGGATGTACGGAAACGCCTGACGAGGGTATCAAATGGACAGCGGATAGTATTTTCAGCAAGATTGCAGAAGTGGAGCGTACACACAGATGGTTGAAAGGAAAAAACATTATAGGAGTGGCTGATCCGGCCATCTGGCAGGAGGACGGCGGCATCAGCATAGCGAATACAGCGGCAAAGCATGGCGTTTTCTTCAATAAAGGAGATAATAGCCGTATTCCAGGATGGGAGCAATTCCATTATAGGTTATCGTTTGACGAAAACGGTATACCGATGTGCTATATTTTCAACACCTGTAAAAGCTTTATCAGGACAATTCCCACATTGATGTATTCAGAAACGGTGCCGGAGGATCTCGATACAAAGCTTGAGGACCATATCGCCGATGAAAGCAGATATCTGTTTATGTTCAACCCGATAACGCCGCCAACGCCGGAGTTTGAGCGCATCCCTGACTTTGATCCGTTAAACCAGTTCAGAGACAAAAGATACAGAGCCTACAGCAGAATATAGGAGGATAAATATGAAAGACAAGAATATTGAAGAACAAAAAGAGCAGCTCGCTGCTATGAATAACGAACTCAAAGAAAAAGATGCCGAGATGCAGAAAAATGCGCCGGCGCCTGATTCTGTAAATATACAGCAGCAGATGGCAGTGCTCGACAGTATGGCAGGCGCTCTTGAACAGCATAATCAAGAGATGCTGGAGAGTAAACGAAAAGAAAGCGCTGGCAAGGAAAGTATGACGCAAAGTACGGCGCCGGCAAAGCCTATCGATGAAAAGCGCATCGGCGAGCTTCGCACCATATACCAAAAGTACAAGGAAGGCAAGCAAAGCTATGACAGGCGCATTATCGAGAATGATGAATTGTGGCGAATGAGAGACTTTGGAACAAAGCCGACCGAGGAAGGAAAGAAAACTGTTCGCCCGTCAGCGTGGCTTTTCAATTCTCTTGTCAATAAACACGCGGATTACATGGATAATTTTCCTGAGGTTATTTGCCTGCCCCAGGAAGAATCTGACAAACAAATCGCTGAAACATTGACGAAGATCATACCGTGTATTCTGGCGAGTAATAAATATGAACAGGTCTATAGCGATACGCGATGGTCGGACTTACAGGGCGGTGCCTCGTGTAAAGGCGTTTTTTGGGATAACGGAAAGCTCAACGGGTTAGGAGATATCGCTATTAAGGAAATATCTTTACTTGATATCGCATGGAAGCCCGGCGTGAAGAATATTCAGGAATCCCCATATTTCTTCAACAAAAACATTGTTTCAAACGACGAACTCATCAGCGCTTATGCTAAAAATGTGAATGATTTGAAAAGCCGTCTTTCCTCCACTGTTTCCCAGGAAGAGGCGCATTTTGCGCATGATGAAACCATCACATATGAAAACTGTAGCACAGTTATCGACTGCTTTTATAAAATAAGGCGCAACGGAAGAACAATAGTTCATTTAATCAAGTTCGTGAATGATATTCTCCTTTATGCTTCAGAAAATGATGAAAACTGTCAGGAGGGATATTACAATCATGGCTTGTATCCGTTTGTCGTTAACAAGGTGTTTCCGATAAAGGATTCTCCTGTCGGCTTCGGTTATGCTGATGCCATGAAATATGATTATGCTACTATTGATGAAATTGACGCTGCCATGGTTGCAAATATAAAACGAGCGGCGAAAAACAGATATGTCGTGAACAAATCTGCAGGAATCAGTGTCGATGCACTCACAAATTTTGAGAATGATGTTATCGAGGCAAGCACAAATCAGCTTGACAACGGCAATTTCAGGGAGATAACAACACGACCTATCGGAGGTATTTTTACTACATTCAGAGCGGAAAAGATTGAGGAACTGAAAGCGACTTCGAATAACAGGGAATTTTCCAACGGCGGTACCGCCAACGGTATTACTGCTGCTTCTGCCATCGCCGCCCTTCAGGAGGCTGGTAGCAAGACATCCCGTGATGAGATAAAGGCTGAATACCGTTCCTTTGAGGAAGAGGTTTACTTAATTATTGAATTAATTCGGCAGTTCTATGATGAAAGTCGTATTTTCCGTATTACAGGTAAAGACGGATCCATGGAATTTGTCAAGTTCAGCAATGAAAATATTAAGCCTAAAAAAGAAGGAGACAGGATTCCGTATTTTGACATCAAGATAAAGCCACAAAAGAACAGCCCGTATTCGCGTGCCGCTCAAAACGAATTGATGCTTAAGCTTTTTCAAATGGGCGTGTTCAATCCTCAGCTCGCTGATCAGGCAATCCTGCTTTTGAAAAACCTTGAATTTGAGGGTAAGGAAGAGCTTCTGCAGAAAGTGGCGCAGAATGGCAACCTTTTCTCTATGGTGCAGAGCTATCAGAACGCCATTATGCAAATGGCAAAGAAAATTGATGCAATGCAGGGTGGAGATGAGTTTACCCGTGCGGCGGTGATGGCTATTGAAGCAAATCATCCGGAGGGATTACCGGCAATGGTCGGAAGCATCAGCAACACATCCCTCGGATCTGAGCCTCTCAGCGGAAATAGCATTGTTAACCGTGCAAAGAATAATACAAGGAGCGCCACGGAGGTGAGATGATGACAGAGCTTTCCATAGTTGCGGAAGAGGGCGAAGTGCAGCTTTCTGTGAGTGGCCATGCTGGTTTTAAAAAAGCTGGGGATGATATTGTCTGCGCTGCGTGTTCGGTATTATGCGAAACACTTGATGCAGCCGTGGAGCAGATGATGAAGGAAAAGAAATGCGAGGTTAGACAAAAGCAGGAGTCAGAAGCTTTTCGGATATTCCGTATTACTTATACAGCGGATTATAAAACGGAAGTACTTACAGCGATTAAAACGGTTGTTCTCGGATTTTTACTGCTGGGATACACCTATCCCGAATATGTGAAAATCAGCATTGTTGGCGATATGTAAAAGGTGGGGTAGAGATACCCCTCCTTTATTTCTTACAATAAAGGCATAGCATTTAGCTACGACTTGGTGCAAGGCCATGAATCATTGATAAGGAGCTTGATTATGAATCTTGCGAAAAAGACACTGAATCTCCGCATTTTTGACGAGTCAGGTGCTGAAGGCGCGGCAAACGGTGCAGGAGCAGAAGGTGCAACGGGTGACAGCACAAACCAAGCAGGTGGTACCCAGCCTGCAGCGGGCGAAAACAACACATCCCATGACGCCGATGGGGAAAACGGTACACAGAAGACTGAAAAGGAGCTGCAGCAGGAATATAAGAATTATATTCGTGGTGAGGGCAAGCGCTTTTTTGATCAGGATGTTCAGAACCTCCTGAATAAGCGCTTTAAGGAATTCAAAACACTGGAAGGTAAGCAGGAACAAGTTCTGCCGCTTTTGCAGGCGATTGCAAGTGATTACGGCATCGAGAATGTGGACGACATCGATGCAATCGTGAAAGCATATGTTGACAACGACGAACGCGTGATGAGCCGCGCTTCCAAAAGCGGGCTTACGCTTGAACAGCAGAAACAGTTCGACTCCATCCAGCGCGAGCGCGACATGTTGAAGGCAAAGGAACAGAATATGCTTGCTCAGCAAAGAGTAAGTGAAATCCAGAAATCGTGGGAGAAAGACGCCCAGGAAATCCGTGAGAAGTATGACGATCCCGACTTTTCCGTTGAGTCCGCCTTCCAGGATGAGGAGTTTTTCAACCTCGTGACCAAGCAAAATGTCCCCTTTATGTGGGCATATAAGATTCGTAACGAGGAGAAAATCAATGCCAAATTGATTGCCGAAACCGAGAAAAAGGTAACCGACAATATCAAGGCTCGCGGTCTCAGAATTTCCGAAACAGCTGCCCATCAAACCGCTTCAGCTAATCAGTCTGTCGATGTGTCCAAGTTAAGCAGAGAACAACTCTTTGAATATGCAGAACGCGCGGCAAAAGGAGAGACGATTGATTTCAAAAAGTGATCTTTTGCCGTGAAGATTGATGGGAGATCAAAAAAATGAACATTAAACAGTATCTTATGGGTAAGACGCTGTCTCTTAACATTTTTGATGGCGATCCTAACCCGAACACTCAGACGACTACGCTTGCGGATCTTTCTCCGGAGATGAAGACCTACTATTCCAGGTATCTCATCGAAACAGCTGAGCCGAAACTGTATCACGATCAGTTCGGTCAGATGAAACCGATTCCGTCCAGAAGCGGCAAGTCCATTGAGTTCAGAAAATATGCTTCTCTTCCGAAGGCACTTAAGCCTCTGGTTGAGGGTAAAACTCCGGATGGCAACAACCTCAAGGTAACAACTGTTACAGCGGAAATTCACCAGTATGGTGATTATGTTACCATTTCGGACATCCTGAAGCTTACAGCGATTGATGACAACATCGTTCAGACGACTAAGCTTCTCGGCGCTCAGGCGAGCAGAACGCTTGACACTGTAACGCGTGAGGTGTTAAACGGTACCACATCGGTGTACCATGCACCGATCGTTTCCGGCGGTTCTGAGGTAGATGTATCCGCGCGTCACCTGATGGACGCAACCGCAAAGATTACTCCGGACTGTATCTTCGTTGCCAAGACGGAGCTCGCAACAGTGAACGCCGTCCCAATCAACAATGATTCGTATGTCGGTATTATTCACCCGTATTCTTCCTACGACCTTATGCGTAATAAGGACGAGTGGCTTCCGGTTGCGATGTATGCAAAGCCGGAGAACTACTTTAAGGGTGAGGTCGGCAAAATCGGCGGCGTAAGGTTTGTTGAGACCACAGAAGCGAAGATTTTCTATGCCGAGGATCTTTGTGCTACCAGCAGAACGCTGACTGCCTCTGACAGTTCTTCCAACGGAACCATTTCTGTGTCTCAGACTCTGGTTGCGGATGCTCTCGTTGATAGGTATGTGCTGATCGGCGGAGATAAGTACAAGGTTACTGCCAACACGACCGGTGCGATTACCGTTGATGGCACGCCAACGGTTGCCAGTGCGGCGGTGATCTATCCGGGCGAAGCAGGTGCTACCGGCCTGCCGGTATGCTCCACGATGATCCTTGCTGAAAATGCCTATGCGGTTACAAGCGTTGAGGGCGGCGGTCTTGAGCATATCTATCAGGCGCCGACGGATCCGCTTCACCAGAGACAGACCATCGGCTGGAAGGCAACCAAAGCGGCAGTGAGACTGAATGACGAATATATGATTCGTGTTGAGTCCGTGCCGGCTAAGTGGGCAACCAAGATTAAGGCTGCTAACTAAGGAAAGGAAAAGTACCCATGGCTAAAGAAACTCAAACAAAAGCGCCGGCGAAAGAAGGCGCGGAAAGCTCACTCGAACAGAGCATTGCGAGAATGGAAGAAATGGTACCGGTAAGTCTGCCGATTGATTCCAACCTTCGCAAAGATGACCTGGTAGTACGCGTAGACGGTATGCGCTATCAGATCCAGCGCGGTAAGACCGTCATGGTGCCTCGTAAGGTGTATGATGTTATTGAACAGTCCAGAGAGCTGGACGAAAGCACCGCGCGTATGATCGCGGAGCTTGAGGAAGAGTATAACTCTAAAACAAGCCAGTGATTTCAGGGGGTGGTGTCTTCGGGTGCCACCCCCATTTTTAAGGAGAAAAGCAATGAAAATAAGTGAAGTTCTTGATCGTGTACAACAGTTAAAGCCTAACACTATAGGGGATGATATCATCCGGTCCTTTATCGAGGAATGTGACCGGAAGGTATATACGGAGATAGTTGCTAAGGACTATCCGAACGAAGGAGAGATTATTCAGCCGGAAAACGAGCGCTATCCTTTTGGCGGCAAAGATGTAGAGCTGCTTGCCAAGGATGAATATGCAAGTCTTTATTTGTACTACGCAATGGCTCAAATCGACTTTTTGAATAGCGAATATGAAAGATATAACAATGAAACAATAAGGTTTAACAACGAGTTTGAGGCATTTTCGGCGTGGTATACCAGTACGCACAAATCAAAAATGCCGAGCAAACTAAAGGTGGAGTAAAAATGGCGCTTCCGAATGTATATCATACTCAAAAATATAATACGCTGATCAGCAATTTTGCAGGATTGAATCGAAATCAATATGCCGAGCTGAACGAGTTGGCGGATAGCCTTAATATGTCAGTCGCGGAGTATCCGTATATCACCACCAGGGAGAAACGCAGCCGATATGTTGATAGCAACGGCAATGTGTTCGGTCATGGTGCTTGTAATGGCATAACGACAAAACAGGGGATCTTGTATATTGAAGGCGACAAGCTCTATTATTGCGCAAGCGGATGCACCTTTAAGTATGTAGGCGGCGGTTTGCGTACAGACTGTGAACACCAGTTTGTATCGCTCGGCGCCTATGTGCTTATATTCCCGGAGAAAAAATTCTTCTGGTCCGTTATGTTCAATCATTACAATGACGCGACGGACGAATGGTTTGAAAAACACAATTTGACACGCTCGCCTTACTATGGATCGATGGAGGCGAGCGCATCGTTTAACACAATATACCTCAGCCAATGTGATGTATACGGTGATGAGTACGATTTCAAGGCAAGCTATAACTATTCTACCGATGAAGCGCGTGCCGCGAAACTCGAAGAATGGGCGGAAAGTGCACAAAGCGGAGATATTTACCTTTTGTGCGACGAGGAAAACCATAAATCGTATGTCATGCAGTATAATCCTTCCTATTATGGTTGGGTTGAGCTCACAACCACATATGTCAAGGTGAAAGTAAGCGGAGATTATCATGCCACTTTCTCTCTTTACGAAGGAATCAAAATAAGAAATATGCCGGAGGCACTGTCTGCCTTTAACGGATCGCTCGCCCTTCAGGGTATTAACTATGATGAAACGGAAAACATCACATCATTTTTGCTGATAGGCATCGTTGATCCCTACGAAGTTGCTTATCTTACGGATCCTGAGCTTCCGCCATATGAGGCGGGTGTCGTGACGATCACTGACAGCGAGAATCCAGTTACCTTTGCACGGGAGATACCCCACATGGATTTTGTGTGTCAGCTTG